AAACGGAGCACCAACAAATCTTTGTGTAAACAAAGCTGTATCGGTCCAAACATATATTGCATCTCTACCTCTAATTGCTCCTCTAATTTGTGATCCATCAGCCAATCTTTGTGTACCAGCTGTATTGGTTGCTGTTGGTGTATAAGTATTTATATCCTCTTGATCTGAGAATCTTACAAACATATCATCTTGTGTAGAAGGTGATCCTATAGTTGTTTCTGTTCCAAAAAATACTAAGTGTCTATCCGGTGTAGATACCAGCATATGTCTTGATGCTGTTGGTGCACCAGTAATAATTGTGGCTCTATTTGATGTTGCATCTGTTGCTGCAGAATTCCATTCAAACACAGCACTATCGTGAATTAAACAAATAGCCTTATCACCAAAATTATCTAATGACCACATACCTGGCTCTAACACCAAGTCACCAGATGCTGCCTCACCCCATGCTACAAAATTTGTAGAACTAGTAATTGTTGCACCTCCACTGTGTGCTGCTGCAGTTGTTCCTGCTACTTCTCTAGTAACACCTGTAAGTTCTCCTGTAGATGAAATACCTGTATAAGATATCTCCTCACTATCTATGATTATAAAATTTGTTCCCGCTGTTGGAAACTGTGACGAGTCTACTAATATAATACCTGTTGTTGCAGCGTCTGTAATACCGTTTTGTAAAGTTGTAGTTGGTTCTCCTGCAACTTCTCCACCCCAAGACCCTAGTGACCAACCAAAACCTTTTGCTTGAACAGCTGGACCTACAGGATAATAGTGTTGTACCCTAACACCACCTGATGTTGTTGCACCAGATCCCGACTCATTAGATGGCATTGTGATTGTTAATGTTGTGCTATTAGGCACAGTAGTGACCATAAATTTTTTATCATTAAAATCTGCAGCTGCAAAATTAGAGTTAGTGATTGAGGAAAAATTATCTAATAATATTATATCTTGTGCCGATATATTGTGTGCACTACCAAAAGTTATTGTAACTTCAGCTGATCCGTTGGTTGTGCTGAATGCACTTGTAAGAGTCGTTGTAGATTTGATAGGATGTATGTCATAAAATACACCACCTGAATATGCATATAAAATTCTGTTTGTACCAATAATTGCGTATTTTCTAGCTAAACTATTTACAAAATGATGAAGTCCTCTACCTGCTCCTGTAAGAGTATCATCTCCTAGTTGTTTCCAACCACCTATTTTTTCTGGAGTTCCATAACGAAACCTAACATTATCGCAGTCTGTCCATTGACCCTCTGCTCCTGTGTCCGTAATTTGTTTATTTATACCTGGCTGAAAACCTATCTTTTGTAGCATAATAATCCATTATACCTATTTTGCAGTTAATTAATAGATTAAAAGCAGGGAGAGGGTGTGGTGGTGTCTCCCCCCGCCAGTCTATTGTATAGACTATTTTTTAGAATTAGTCAACTTCATGCCTTTAAACCATGCAGGTAAACCTATTAAAGGTCTTTTATCTAAGGCATTTTCTTTAGCCTTTTTAGAATTAGCTTTATTGTAATGTAAAAATACTTGACCACAATCTTTACCTATAAACTCTTCTCGCCAATGCTCTAAATCACAACCAGAATATATTAACATGTCTCCTGGTTTTAAAGTTATCTTAATTCCCGCTTGACCCTTTTTACCTGTCGGGTCTAAATATATTGGCCATTCATCACCACCTAAATTTAATGTAGTAGATATTTCACAAGAGTATCTATCTTTATGTCTAGCTAATACATCTCCTTTTTTGTAAATTCTTGCATAAGAATATGTTTCAGATAATTTTAATCCAGTGTGTTTTTCCATAACAGGTTTTACTTTTTGTAACAATGTTTCCATTACAAGATCACTATAATGTGAATACGTGTTTGGTACCTGTTCATCATTCCAAGTTCCCCAATATTCTGTAAAGGGTGATACGTATCTAGAATCAAATAAAACTCTAGCCACGTTTCTTTTATTTAAAAAATAAGCATAACAAAAATCAGCCATTTCTTTGTTGATTGCATTTTTTAAAACACTGTATTTATTTTTTTTGAACGACATTTAAAACTCCTTTTGGTATTGCTTGGCAGTTCCAGTGTATAAACCTAAAAGGTTCATACCCCATATCAACTATATATTGATGTGGCATATACGATGGAAAGAATATCATTCTGCCTGGTTTTACTTTATAATGCACTTGTGAAGTTGCATATGTAATTTTTGATTTATCTTTTTCTGGTAAAAGATTCATAATATTACCTGGTCTTGGATCTTCAAATAATGGCATAGATGTTGCCTCTGATGCTTTTAAAAAATAAAAACCAGATATGTGTCCATTCCAATGTGTGTGTAAAGTGTGATGTCCTCCACCTTGTTTAGCAAACTCTTGCACCCACATTTCTGTTGTAAATATTTGATATTGAGTTAAATCAAAACCCATCTCAAGTAATAAATTGTACGCGGTTGCACCAATATAATCTTGTAATTCTTTAAATTTAGGATCACCTATTAATGTTGTTGAGTGAAACACATTACCCATATCTCCTTTATCTCCAAACTTTTTATTTCTTTTATCTATATTTTTTTTTAAATTTTTTTGAGATTGTTTTATATATTTGTCAGATGCTTTATTTAATTTTTTAACAAACTTAGGTTCATCAGCCCACCATATTGGACATTTAAAATATTCTTCTAATTGTAATTGTTTTGGAAAACTCATTTGTAAGGCCATCCTAAATTCCAAATAACTAAACTATGTCTTGTTCCTTTTTTAACTGGACATACTCTGTGCCAAACAAAACCAGGAAACACAACTAAAGACCCCTTAGGTAGTATCTCTGTGCATTTTTTAATATTAGGTTTTTTATCTTACCATGTGATGGGTCACCTTCTTGTCTTTGGTATGGTCTATCCCAACCATCACAATGCCAATCATAAAATTGACCTTTTTCATATTTTGTAAACTGACAACTTTCTGAAAAGTCCCATTGAAAATTCCATCCTGCATTGTAGTTTGCTTTATGAACATAGGGTTGTATTTCTTTGTAAATCCATCTATCATTCATCCAAACAATATTAGAATCTCTTTTTTGTTTTAAATCTTTTATTTGTTTTTGATTTAATTTTTTCTTACCAAAACCACCAGTAACAGCCATTTGATCTTGTAATTGTTTTCCATAACGAACAATATCATCACAGATACGTTCTGGGATTGCTGATTGAAAATACCAATAATAATTTGTAAGATTCATCTTTCTATATCTTTCTTATATCAATCGTTAAGAAATTGTCAACATTAAGCGAGTATTAAATTACCTGAAACTGTAAATTTAGCAACAGAGGTACATCCTGGTGTAGGCGTTAATGTATTTGTACCAGGACTTACTGATGCAAGAGGAGTTGCTGCGCTTGGTAATTTAATAAGCACAATACCGTCAGAACCATTTCCTCCAGCAACAGAGGCATATCCACCTCCACCACCTGAACCAGTTGAAGTAACTGCGTTACAACCAGTTGTGCTATTACTACCAGCTCCACCACCACCTGGGCCACCAGATCCTCCAGAGTGTTGAGGTCCTCCTGGTTGTATTCCACCACCTCCACCACCTGCGTATAAACCATTTGTAGGTCCATAAAAAGGTTGAGGAGAAGATCCAAAAGTTGGTGTAACATCGAGACCATTACCACCTGATCCTCCATTATTTCCTGGAGAGGAATCTGTAGGTGCATTACCACCAGCTCCTCCAGCTCCACCACCTCCACCACCTAGAGCGTAGTGACCTCCACCATGAGGACTAGGTATATTTAATTTTAAATATCCAGTTCCACCTGCATTACCATATCCAGTAGCGGGTATTGGGCCTACGGGTGATTGTGTTGCAGATCCACCTGAACTAGTGCCTCCACAACTAGATGCATGACCACCTCCACCACCAGATCCTCCAGGGGTACCATTAGCGTTGCTGTTTCCTCCACAACCACCACCATTTGAGGTCATGGTTACCGGTCCACAAAAAGTTGTATTACTTCCAGCAGCCTTGGGACTACCTGCTCCACCACCACCAACTGTAATTGCTATTGTTTGTCCTGTCTCTAATGGATAAGATGGTGCGAGCAACGCTCCACCTGCTCCACCTCCACCACCATCTCCAGTACCTCCACCACCACCGCCAGCTACTGTAAAAACTGCTGCGTTAAAAGCCACAAAAAATTTTGGCCATGTTCCTTGAGACTTGGCACTAAATTGACTTTGCATTGACCACACACCACTTGCTTTAGTTAATTCTTTAATTGCTACTACTCCTGGTGCACCTGCAGATCCTGTGGCACTACAGTTTCCAGCACCTCCACCACTGCCTGTATTTGCAGTTGCTGACGTTGCATTTGTAGGTCCAGAGTTAGCACCATTTCCACCACCTGCTGCACCTGATCCAGAATAACCTCCACCGCCTCCACCAGCTATCGTACCGCAGTTTGCTAGACCTGGATAACAACCTGATAAATCTGTTCCTGCTCCACCATCTCCTCCTGCACTTTGATAAAAAGGACCTGGTGAACTAGCGTTTCCTTTTCCATCTCCACCGGCTCCTCCAGAGCCTCCACCTGCACCACCACCTGTTCCTACACCTGGACGTGAATATCCATAACCACCATCATTACCTTGACACGCAGTTCCACAACCTCCAGATGTTTTTGTACAAAATCCTGGTGTACCACCAGCTCCTCCACCACCGGAACCTCCTGGTCTACCAGCCTTTTCGGGAATAGAAGGCACAGATTGTGCACCTCCTCCACCACCACCTATGGAAGTATAAGTTGTTCCACTTGAATCTACTATGCTTGAAACTCCACCATCACTACCTTGATTAGAAGTACAACCACCTGAAACAGTGGCACCGCCACCACCTATAACAGTAGGGACTGATCCAGATGCATTTATTTCTATATTTTGTAAACCACCAGCTCCACCTCCAGAATAACCACCACCGCCTCCGCCGCCACCGGCGACAACTGCAGTTTTAATTATACGAGTTCCTGGTTGTAATGTAACACATCCTGAAGATGTTTTTATGGTAACTGTATTTTTTCCAAACGAAGTCTTATTCGTTTTTCCAATTACACCACCGTTTGCTGAGCCAGATTTATTTCTAGGCATTTGAGTCTCCTATTCGGACACCCAAGCTGTGCCGTTCCAATTATATTTGGTAGGTGTTTCCGATGTATCGTTTGATTTAGTTGCTTCCCAACCTGTTGTGTTGTCAGCGTTATATTTTGTTTCGTTCCAAGTAATAAAATAATTTACATCACCTTCTTGTGTAATTGAAGGATAAGTTATTGGTGCTTGCCAATCATCATTTGAATCTAATGACCATGATGCATGGGGTTGTTGTGTTAAAAATTTATCTTTTACAGGATCGTATACCATTCCAATTCCTGCATACATTTTTCTAAAATTATTATTGTAAGAAGTTTGTTTCCAAATACCACCGTTAAAAAAATTAACACACCATGTTTCTCCATCTTGGTGCATATCATTTTCTCCTAATGGTCCAGCTGCAGTAGTAACATCGTTACCCACCACAACAACTCTTTCTACAATTTGATGTGTATCTGATGTAAATCCTGTTGGATCTACTTTTGTTTTTAGTTCTGCGAAATGTGCCATTTTTTTACTCCTTAAAAGTTCATTTATATTTTATGCTCCACCAATTGTCAATGTACCAGATGCTGTAAATTTACCAATCTTATCTCCTCCTGGATGAGTTGATCCAGTAAATGCAGGTCCTGGTGTTCCTGATAAAGTAAATTCACTTGGAACTCTTATAACAACAATACCTGAACCACCTGATCCTCCTGTAGGTTGAGCACCACTTCCTCCACCTCCACCACCGGTGTTTGCAGTTCCATTTGTTGGATCTACTGGAACAGTGCCTCCGTTTCCACCACCACCTGCACCTCCACATCCTTTATTTCCGTAACCTCCACCACCGCCACCACCAGCGTAGGTAGTGTCTGGTCCTAAAATTGTATTTGGCGCTCCTGCACCTCCTGATCCACCTGTTCCATTTGGCTGTGATCCATCACCACCAGCAGCTGTTGCTCCACCTCCACCACCACCTGCTAATTTACAGTTAGGTGCTCCTGGAGGAGCTGCTCCTTGTCCTCCATCGTTTCCTTGAGGCGGACTAAGCGATCCTTCATTACCAGACCCACCAGCTCCTCTTGGATTTGACAGATATGCAGTACCTCCACCACCACCCGATCCTCCAGGTCCTCCTGGATCTCCGGGCGTAGCTAGCTTAGCTCCATAACCTCCACCTGTTGAAGTAATTGTGCTAAAAGTTGAATCAGATCCTTTTGAACCTCTACAAGAAGCTTGACCCGATGCTCCAGCTCCAACTGTAACTGCATAACAACCCATACTTAAACTTAGTGCTGTTCCTTGTAGTGGACTTGGCCCGTAACCTGATGCACGATAACCACCAGCACCACCTCCACCACCTGCGTTTGATCCACCAGATCCTCCTCCAGCAACCACTAAATAATCTACTGTTGCTTCTCTTGAAGGCCATGTACCTGCATCTAATTGATCTATTTGTTCGTTAAGACTCCAGACTCCTGAAGCCTTGTCTAATTCTTTTACTACTACAATTCCTGAACCACCACTTGCGCCATTTCTAGCTGGATTACATCCACCACCGGCTCCACCGCCACCACCCGTATTAGCAGTTCCAGCAGTTCCAGCAGCATTTCCACCGCCGGCTCCACCGCCACCTGTTCCTCCAGATCCAGCTTTTCCTGAATCTTGTCCACTACCTCCACCACCACCTGCATATACTCCGCAGTTGGGTGCTCCTGGATAATCAGGACTTACATCTAATCCTGCTCCACCAGCAGTTGCTGGTTCACCAGGTGGACCCATATCTGATGCAGCAGCACCAGCTCCACCACCGCCACCGCCACCATAATTTGGTCCCTGTGCACTCCCGTTTCCTCCATCATTTCCTTGACACGCGGTTCCTGAAGCTCCGTTTCTTGCTGCACAACCAGGTCCCCATGCTCCACCACCGCCTGAACCACCAGTGCTCGCACTTCTACAAGTGCTTCCTGAATCTGTTGTACTTCCTCTACCACCTCCAGTCGAAGTATAAGTAGTACAATTAATAACTATTGAAGAATCAGCACCTGCTGCTCCTGAATTTCCTGTTCCTGGATTACCAGATCCGCCAGCACCAACGACAATTGCTCCTATATTAGAACCACCTGTTGATATGGATGAAATATTTCTTAAACCCCCAGCACCACCACCACCAGCTCCACCGCCATTACCAACTGGACCAGAGCCTCCACCTCCTCCACCTCCAGCAACTACAAGAGCATCTACTAATCTTGTTCCTGGTTGTGTAGTAATACCTGGTGAATTTGATGTTTTAACAGTTTGTGTATTTTTACCACGAGATGTTACGTTTACAGGTCCAATTATTCCGCCATTGCCAGCCATAATTTAAACCTCCTACGCGTCGTCTATGACTTCATATGAAACAAAAAGTGTTAAGTCTGAAGCTGCGCTTGCTCCACCTTCTAATACATCACCCTCTTCTAGATAGATAGGTGTGTCTAATAAAACTAAAACCGCATCAGCTGGAACTGAAACAGTACTAGCTATTTTAAAAAGAGCTCCAGATACAGATG